CGCGTTTCCCCACGGCATCCGCTGCTGGCCTGTTGGCGGCAGTGCATAAGAGGATTGGCCAGTCGTGTCAACTGGTCACCTCGACCCTAGCCCCTTTTCGGTGGACCTTCGCCAAAATAGCCTCTCTGATTAGGGCGATCCGCGTCACTTATGGTGTTGGACGCGGCGCTCTGTACTTAGGAGGTTTCTTGGTGTTGGCTGCTGCGGGGATACTTGGAGCGATCTATGCCAAGCGAGCAATCACTCGGATAGCGCCCTCCATGTTCCTTGCTTGGGGCGAGTGTGTTGTTGAGTCCGCGCCGGCTGCTCTTGTCCTTCCGGCCGGGCCCATTCCGCCACCTGCTGCAATGGTGGCTCCGTTGGTCCAGCCGCATATTCTGCACGCGGCTGAAGTTGCTGGGGAGTCTCGGATTCCGAACTGGTTCGCGTGGGTTCTAGAGAAGTTAGTGGCTGAGTCCGCCCATCTCTGGAGACTGGACACGATCGCAGTAGTCCGGACTTTGCCGCCTGGCAATCCTGACGTCCGCTCGGTCGCCTACCGTAACACCGCGGTGGCAGAGCAGGGCGTCATCGTACAAGCTCATCTTCACGACTGTGTGAGACAAGTCGATGGGGAGATTATGTGGGAACAACACCTTTTGTCGGCGTTGGAGTCTCTTTATCCTTTCCAGAGCCCGTGTGTGGCAGCTGACAAGCTGCAGGCTGCGCTCCAGAGGATTGCTCCATTCGTTAATATTCCTGGTGTTTTGTTACCCGCTGTTCTCTGGGGGACATTGTTGAAATACGACTTTGATTGCTTCTGCAATCTTGGGCGTTTTCCCTTGCCCCCGTCCATCTTCGAGTGAGCACATTCGATCGCTTGTATGTCGTCGGGTATCAGTACCGCGACGTGCAAGCTGTCTTGGCCCAGGTTCGACAAGATCCTAATGCGAACATCGTTGCTGACGATGGCACTAACGGAGTCTGGGCTGATGTGAAGAATGCGCGAGTGCGAGTTCAACGGTCCTTGGGGATGCATCTAGTGGGTGCCGCTCCACTCCAGCCGGATTACTCAGACGTCCAAACTAAGGTCGAAGGAGCTAAGAAGAGGCTGTGTGCCTTGATGCCGCCTTTGGCCCGAGGGGTTGAACGTATGTTCCGAAGCTTCGTCCGCCGCTGGCTTAGGCGCCATTTGATTCCACTACCTGTCGATACTGACTACTCTATCGATACGTGGTTATCAAAGACCCATTATTCAAATAAGAGGAAGCAGGAGTTGCTTCGCAGTCTACACTATCCGTTATGTGTTCCAAAAGACTACGGAGTCAGATCCCATATTAAGCGCGAGACGTATCCTGAGCCTAAGAATTGTAGATGGATCAATTCGAGGGTAGACGCATTCAAAATCTTCTCTGGCCCGTACTTTAAAGCTATTGAGGAGAAGCTGTTTAGTCTACCTTACTTCATAAAACACATTCCTGTGGCAGAAAGGTCAACTTGGCTTCATGACCGGCTCTTCCGCGAAGGGTGCGACTACATTGGTACTGACCACAGTTCCTTTGAGGAAGCACTCAAGTCGAGGCTCCGGCTAAGTTGCGAGTGGCAGCTCTATTCGTACATGCTCAAGAATCTCCCCGAACGTGAGGAGGTGCTCCACACCATTAAGGCTACTCTTACAGGATTGAATCGTATCTCCTACTGTGGCTTTGATGTGTACGTCC